GCATAAAGATGTATTTCACCATCTCTAGGATTAGTTCGAACTTCTGCCTCTTGTTCTCGGATAATGGATCTAATTACTTTTTTAATCTCATCACCTAAAGCAGACATCTCAGGTGTTATCTGTCCTTTATTTTGAAGAAATAACTCGTTCCAATTAGATTCGAGTTTCAATTTCTTCGCGAACAGTACCATGTTCTCCTGGGCCATTTGCAACCTCCTCATAGGTTATATAGAAATCATTATTAGGACTATTATACCTAAAATCATTTCCTTCCCATTCTATATCAGACTTTCCTAGAAAGTCAATGATATGAGGATGTAGCTCTTCTTCTGTATTTATCTCTTTATCAGTTTCTATTTGAAATTTGGTTTGAAGGTATTTTGTAAAAATTTGTATAAGATATTTGTGTTTCATAGGTTTGTCTTTCTATCATAAAAAAAGGGCGACCACAAGGATCGCCCTTTTAAATTAATTATGCTTTAGAATTAAGCACCTTCAACACCGAAGATACCTCTAAAATCAGATACTCCAAATGAATATCTTTCTCTAGCTTTGTATCTCATGTTTCCAGTGTCAAAGTCACCTTCCATCTTAGTAGAGATAGGTGCTCTTTCAAAGTACTTCATTCCATTAGGCACATCAGTAATGATGTAGAACGCATCTGTATCAGTTAAGAAATTGTTAACCACATAACCTTGTGGAATCATTCCCATATTTCTGATTGCGTTAATATCATTATCAGCTGTTCCAACTCTGTTAGCAGACTTCATCAGTCTCTCAGCAGTAAATTGAAGCTCAGAAGGAATAATCATTTTCATTCCTTTAGCAGCAATTTTTAAACCTCTTTCGTCAGTCATTGCAGCGATGTCAATTAAAGACTGCTCCAATGAAGTTTCGTTAAGGTCTGCTTGAGTTCCTAAAGTGTTAGCAACAGTACCAGCGATTGTTGGGTGAGAAGTGTTAAATAAAGAAACACCGTCACCTGAGTCATAACCGTTAGTAGTTGGTAATCCTTGAATTAAAGGATTAACAGCTTTAACTTGTTTTGTTTGTGCCATACTTCTAGCCAACGCTTTTGTGTATCTCGAAGCTAATCTGTCATACAAGTTATCTTCAATCGCTTCTTCAGTGATTGAAAATGCTAAAGCGATAGTTTCGTGAGTGTATCTAGCAGTAAATGTCTCTTGAGCATTGTCAAAAGTTACGCCAGAACCTTCAGCTTTAACTTGTGCTGAAGCAAAACCCGATAACATTACTTCTTCTTCAAACGCTCTGTCTGAAGTTTCTTTAGTGTATATCGCTTCGTGTTGGTTTTCGTATTGTTTATATTCCAGGCCGAATAGTGCATTCAATCCTGGCTCTAGTTCTTTAACTAGCTGTGATCTTGATATAGCCATATATTTATACTCCTATTATATGTTGCCTGTTTCAGATTTTAATGAGTGTTCATTAATCATAACAACAAAGTTAACATTAGCAGAAGCTAAGTCACTGTTGTCTGGATCTTTTGAAACACCAATTACTCTGAGTTGAGCAGATAAAGTATTATTTAAAGTACTGTCATCTAGTTCAACTTTTGATACGTAGTTTGCTGAATTACCATCTGCTAAGATTACATCCGCGTTCAAGAAAACATCAGTTTGTGCAGAAGCACCTGAGTTATCTGATTGGATCTCAAATCTTTCATATGGATCATCTGCTACAAAAGCAACTATATCCGCAGCGTTAACTTGCGAATAGTGGTTTGCCCATGTAGGCTTTTTTGTGTTTGGATCTGTATAGAAAACACCGTTTAATGAACCTATAAGATTACCACCAGCTGCACCTCTATCAATTGTTCCAGCCGCAGTAGGTTTTACTGGGTCTTGGAAGTAGATAGTTGTACTGTCATTAGCAGCAATACTATATTCACTTAAACCTTGGTTATCTCTATTTTGTCCAACTTTTCCGATCGGTTTTAAACCGAAAGCGCTATCTTTGTTAGCCATAGTAGTTGTCCTCCTTAGACATTTGTTAGTTTAAGTGTATTCTTGTTGGTTAGGAATCGTTAAAAAATTAACTTTTCTTTGTACCACCAAAAGTTACACGAGTCTGCCTATCTTGATTGATTGGCATACTTGGGTGCTGTTCCTTCATTAGATCGTTTTCAACTGCATGGTCTTGCTCAATACCTTGTTTAGAATAGTATTCAGCTCTAGATTTTGCGATCTCTTCCGGTACCCTTGTCAGCAAAAGGCCACCAACTCCGATCACTCCCTTGTGTTTGCCGTCTTCTATCACTGGATAATCACTGTCGGGGTACTGATCTGCTCTGACTAATTCATATCCAGATCTTAATCTTCCAGCGACGTTTTTAGTGTCTTGGAAGCCCATTGATTCAGCTCTTACCCATCTATGACGGAATCCTTCCGGCGCAGGGGGTGCATCTAAAGATGACGGTGGAGTCCAGACTTTTTTTCGAGTTTCTTTTTCTCTAGTCTGACTCGCACGAGAAGCTCTTTTTTCGTTTTCATTACTCATATGCTTTTTACTCCTTCGTGATGTTTAATTGTTTCGCATATTCTTCAAGTGGCACACCTAATTTTTTAGCGATTGCTACTTGTGAAGGCGTGAGTTTCACAATTTTGCGACCTGGCTTACTATTTCTAGAAGCCGAAGCTACTACTTGAGTAGGCTTCGAAGTCGTTGATTGTTCTACTTTACCAAATTTATGCGGGAAATCAAGCTTTATTCTTTTATCTATTTCAGAATAATACTCGTCCGATTGTGGGTCATAACCTTCCTCTTCAACTAGCTTTTTATGTAAGCTAAATGCGGTATATGTCATGGCTTCGTCTTGACCAAACCAGGTGTTCTTTTGAGCCCAAATTTGAGCTTTAGGATCTGGGTTGATTGGTCTTTCCTGAGCTTGAACATTTTGAACTTGAGGTTGTTTAACTTCAGTTTCTTGTGCTTTTGTTTCAGGTCTGGCTTTTATTTCAGCTAATCTTGCTTCTTCATATCCTAATTTAGATATTTCAGTTTGAGCAGCAATTTCAGCTTTCAAATCACCATCTTCTCTAGCCTTAGCTAATTTACTAGCTGCAGCTTCCATAGAAGATTTTATTCTGCTTTCCATCTCAGTTACATAACCTGTATCTAATCTAGAATATTTGGATTTAAGAACTTCTTGCTCTGTTTGAACTTTTTTTGCGTATTCTAAAGCAGCAGCTTCTCTTCTTTCTGCCTCACGCATTTTTTTAGTTAACTTAGCAATTCTTCTTTTAACTCCTTCAGAGTAATCTTCTAATTCTTTCTTTTGTTCTTCTTTTTCTGTTCCTTGGTCCGTGGTTGTGTCTGCTTGAACAGTAGACTGCTCATCAGGTTTCTCAGCTGAGTCATTGGACTCAACACTGATTTTATTATCTGTGTCATTTGATACCTCTATTTCTGATTCTGATTTCTTTTCCTCTGGTAATTCAACCTCGGCTCCAGGACCTGATGTATCGATGTCAACAGTTTTTTCTTCTATGTTTGGCATAGTATTCTCCTATGTTAAAATTGGTGAAAGATATCTTCGGGGTCTTTCACTGTAGCTAAAACTTCATCATCATTCAGAAGTCTTACCTCCCCGCCATCTATTTTAATTCTACTCCCTGCATATCTTGCAAAGATTATCCAATCACCCTTCTTGCACCAAGGACCTTCAGGAAATTTTTCCTTGTCATAACAATGTTGGCCCATGGACAAAACTAAACCACAAGTAGATGCAACTTGTGATCGTTCAATAGATTCATCAGCTAAATAAATTCCACCTTTAGTTTTAGGATTTGCTTTAAAAGGTAAAACTAATAATCTCCAACCGGTAGGTTGAGGAAGTTTAGATGATTCTTTATCTTTTATTGAATTGTGTTCTTCGTATTCTTTTTGATTTTCTTTTTCGTATTTTTCTTCCAAAGCTAATTTAATCTTTGGGTTTTCCTCTTGTGAGGTCGACGACGTTTTCTCCTTTAACTTCATTTTGCTCCTTCTTAGTTAGCAGGTTAGAGATTTCCTGTGAAATATATTGGTAAGCGTGTGCTTGTCCTAACATATACTTATATTTCTCCATATTGTCAACCCCACCCGCTATGAGTGTGTCTCCAATATTTTGATATGATACTTTTAATAGTTTTTGTATTCTAGTTATTATTACAGTTATGTCTTCCATTACTTTCCTTTGTTGATTGTTATATTAACAGTTCCA